TCGCCAATTAAAAACTCTTGACATCGTGTAAATAAGATGTTATAATTTGTTTGAGTATAATTGAACAAGGAGTTTGTCAATGAAGAAGATTTCTAAAACTGCTAAAATTTTATCAATTTCACATAATGATTGGGATGGAGTATTTTGTCAAATTATTTTAGGAAATATTTATAATAATATTACTTATTTGAATACATCATTTTATAAAATAGACTCGATTTTAAATTCTTTAGATTATGATAAATACGATTTTATATTTTTAACTGATATCAACCCAACTAATTTAAAATTATTGGATTTATCTGAAAAAATAATTTTAATAGACCACCACGAATCCGCAAAAGAAGCAAATAATCCTAGTAAAATGCATTTTGTTATTTCTAATCAATGTGCTGCTAAATTAACATTAAAATTTGTAGAAAAATATTATAATATAAAATTAAATCATTTGCATGAACATTGTGAAATGGTAAATGATTACGATTTATGGATTTTAAAAAATCCAAGAAGTAAACGTCTTAATGATTTAATGTTCTATCTTTATAGACCAAATAAGTTTAGAATTAAATTCTTTGATGGGCGCACTACATTTACTGAAGATGAATTGAAGTGGTTAGATGAAAGAGATAAAGAATTTGAGAGACTATATGAAGGACTTAATGTTTTTGAGTTTGAAAAATTAAATGGTTGTGTTGTTGAGTCTAAAGAATTCATCAATGAAATTTGTGATAGACTTATGAGGGAAGAGTCTTACAATATTGTTTTTTGTCGTAATCCATATCACGGAAGAGTGTCAATTAGACATAATATTGAAGGTTTAGATATAGGAACAATTCTAAAAGAAAAAGGAATTGGTGGGGGGCACGAAAAATCCGCCGGGCTTTTTTGCGATGACATGGATGATTTTGAAAGAAAAGCTAAAGATTTAGAAAATGTTGTATTTGATTATATAAATACTCATAAGGATGATTAGGACAGCCGTTGCAACGGTTTTCTGGCAGAGACAGAATTACTAATCACCACTACATTAGCCTTTTCTCTGGAGGTATCTTATGAGTATCCAAAACAAATTTTATGTCTATGTCTATCTGGACCCAAGAAAGCCTGGAAAATATAAGTATGGTGAATATGAATTTGATTTTGAACCGTTTTATGTTGGAAAGGGAACTGGTAGAAGAATTAGAAATCATTTCAAGCCGAGTGTTATAAAAGATGGAACTTACAAGTCTTGTCTTTTTAAAAAGATTTTCAGAGAAGGATTAGAACCAATTGGAACTAAGTTGATTGAAAAATTGTCAGATGAACAGTCTAAAGAAATAGAAGTGGATTTGATAAAGACAATAGGTAGAAGAAAATTGAAAAACGGCCCTTTGACAAATTTGACTGACGGTGGTGATGGTTCAATAAATTTTAAACATACAGAAGAAAGTAAACAAAAAATCAAAAATAATCACGCTGATTGTAGTGGAGAAATGGGTTCAAATTGGAAAGGTGGAAAACCAAAGTGTATTGATTGTGGAAAAACTTTAATTCATTACGGTGCCAAGAGATGCCGTAATTGTAGTCAAATTGGTAATAATAATAATTTTTATGGTAAACAACATTCTAAAGAAACTCTTGATAAAGTCATTCAATATACTTGGAAATTTATTTCACCTGAGGGTGTTGAATATGAAGTAAAATATTTAAAAGATTTTTGTGAACAGAATAATTTGAGAAAACACGGAGTCTACATAGCTCTTTGGAAGAAAACAAAGGGGCATTATAAGGGGTGGACAATTGAAAAATTCCTATAAAGGAGGTTTATTATGTCATTAAAAGTTTATTTGGCTGGTTACATCCAAGGCGAAGTAATTGAAGAGTGTACTTCATGGAGAAAAAGAATTCGTGAGTTCTATGACAATTGGAAAGGAACAGGTAAAAGATATCCTATCTGTTGGTTAGACCCTTTGAACGGTGAAGACTTCGCAGAGATATCACCTGATGGTTTGAAGGGAGTTATGCCACCAAACGCTATAGTACATAAGGATTATACTTGTGTTGAGAAGTGCGACCTTATTGTTGTTAATATGGATACTTTCGGCAAGAAACGTCCTTTGACCGGAACAATCTGCGAACTTGCTTGGGGATGGCAAATGCACAAACCAATCGTAATGATTACTGAAGAAATACAGTATATACAACATCCATTCCTCGCTGCCTTTACAAGTTGGGTTGTACCAACTGTTGATGAACTTCTTAATAAGAAAATCATCAATGAGTTTTTCAAGGCTTGGCATACTGCTTTATATTAATAAATATTTTATCCCTTTTTGTCCCTTATAAACTATAAATACTAATAGGATACAGAAAGGGAGGAGTGTTATGAAAGACAATAGAACAAAACAAATAAAAGTTTATTTGAACGAAGAAGAGTATACCTCTTATCAGTATCTCAAAAGTCAAGTTGGTCTTAATATGAACCAATTTTTTAGAGCTAAACTTTCTGAGAGGTATAAACAAGAATATGATAAAAAAGAAGATGTGTAGTCAATGTGGTCTTGAAAAAGAACTCAAATATTTTTGGAAAGATAATAGGAAAAAAGACGGAATTCGTTCATCTTGTATAGAATGTTGTAAGCAAAGATATCAAGACAATAAGTCCCAAATATTGAAGAAATGTAAAGAATATCGGAAGTCTAACAAAAAAGTTATTTCTCAGAAAAGAAGGGAAAGATACGAACAAAATAAAGAAAAAGAAATAAAAGCAAACAAGGAATACAGAACTAAAAATCACAAGAAAGATTTAAAAAGAAAAAGAGATTGGAGAAAAAGGAACCCAAATTATTATAATGAATATCTTAAAAATCCATTAAATAAACTTAAGCACAACATAAGAAATTTAATGAATAAGTCGTTAAGAAAAAATGGTGTAATAAAAAGTTCCAAAACATTTGAAATTCTGGGTTGTTCGTTTGAAGATTTTAAAATATATCTTTTTGAAAATGCTAAATTAAAATATCCAGAATTTACATTTGAAGATTATCTTGAAAAAGGTAAGTATCATATTGACCATATTATTCCATTATATTCTGCTAAAAATGAAAATGAAGTTTTAGAACTTTGCCATTTTTCAAATTTACAGATTTTATTGGCAGAAGAAAATCTTTCAAAAAATAGGTATTACGAATAATGTTTCAAACAACAGCAATATACGAAAATCGTATTCGTGATAGGAACGAGTTATTCGGTGAAATTCCAATAACAGAAGAAGGAAACAACCAAACACTTTTCTACACAAAACACGATTCTTTATTATGTACTGGGTATGAACGTATAGTCTTCGGTGACCACGGGCCGTATATTGAATTCCACGTTGAACAAGTCAACATTGATAATTGGTTTGCAGCTAGAACAGGTATTGGATACTTTGATAAATTCTATCCAAGAGATGAAACTCCAATAATGATGTATGGACAAAGAAGAACTGTTGAAAATATGCCGAGCCCACCAAAGGGTAAAAGGACTTTCAAAGGAAATAGAAAAGAAGGATATGCTGATTATAAAGTTGGAATGTTTTATATTTCTCCTTGGGAAAAGCATTTGAAAATTGTAAAGAACGGAGCCGTGTTGAATAATTGGAAATGCTCATTGTCAGAGATAATGGGGGATTGATGTTGAGAAAATGGATTATTGAAAAACCTTTAAATGAAGTTATATTCAAATGGTATAATTACGAAGGAAAAGAAGTTCCATTTGGTAAACATTTTGGTTATTTATTTGAAGTGTATGGAAAAGATATTCCAACAATTAATGTAGTAAAAGTTGAACTTCCGGATTGTGATTATAGTTCAAACATAAAATATCCAATAGTTAAAATTCATTGCCAAGAATTTGTTGAAGAATTAATAATCAAAGTAGTTTAATATGTCTATTGTTATTTTAAAAGAAATTGGTCCAAAAAATATAGTATATTCAATGGCATTTCCTGAGAATGTTGCCGTTAATAGAAATGGAAGAACATATCCAAGAAAAATTTTAGAAAAAGCTATTGAAGAATTTAAAACAAAAGAAATTATAAAAAAAGCAGTAGAAATCATAGGAGGTTAATATGCCCTACATCAAACCAGAAGACAGACCGGATATGGACGTTGTTGTTGTGAATATGATTGCTCAAGGAGTCGAACCAAATGGTAAACTCAATTACGTTCTTTACAAATTATGTAAGGACTCTGTGGAGCCTTCCTATAACAACTACAAAAATTTCATTGGTGAGTTGAGACAATGTGCTACAGAAATTGAAAGACGTATGTTAGCAAATTATGAAGATTTGAAAATAGAAGAAAATGGCGACGTTGAATAAAGGAGTGTTCATATGATTGAATTTTTATACTTTATTTTATTTATGGCGGCTTGGGTGACTTTTGTAAAGATTTCTCTTTACATTTATGATAGAATATGTTATTATTATATTGAATTTGCTATTGAAAATTGTAATTACGATGTACAAAACAAAATTTCAAAAATATTAGGATAAATTAAATATGGAATTGAATAAGATTTATAATGAAAACTGTTTAGAAACAATGGCAAAAATGACTGACAATTTTGTTGATTTAACATTAACCGACCCTCCTTATGGAATAGATTTAGAATATGATTCTTATGAAGATTCAGAAAGTAATTGGTTTGATTTAATGAGTAAAGTCCTACCAGAAATTATAAGAGTTTCAAAAATGGCAATTTTTCCATGTTGTAAAATAAGTCGATTAGATTGGTATTATAAAAATTTTAAACCGGACTGGTTAATTTGTTGGTATAAAGGTTCTACTGGGCATTGTTCGTTTATTGGTTTTAATGATTGGGAACCTCATGTAGTTTATGGAAAGACTAAAAATAAATTATATATGCATGATTATTTTCAAACTATACCATCTCCAAAATTAAAAAGTTATGGACATCCTTGTCCAAAACCGGATGAATGGGCAGAATGGATTATTACAAGATCAACAGAAAAAGATCAATTGGTTTATGATCCTTTTATGGGAAGTGGGACAGTTGGTGCGGTTGCTTATTTAAATGAAAGAAATTATATAGGTTCTGAAATTTCATCAAAATATTGTGAAATAATTGAAAAACGCATTCCAAAAGTTAAAGGTAAAATTGAAAAATTTTGGTAAATTTTATAAAATTGAAAGGAGTTAAAATGAGTTTCACTCGTATATTTTATGATGCTTATAAAAACAGATTATACTGTGTTGAAAATAATAATGGTAAAAGAACAAAAATAGATTATCACCCCGAGTTTGAATATTATGTTCCGGACCAAACTGGGCAATCCACATTAAAAGACATTTACGGTAATCATGTAACACCACAGACAAGCGAATCTCGTAAAGACGTAAAAGATATTTCTGAATGTGTCAAGACTTGTGAAACTGATATATCTCAAGATGTAAAGTTCCTCCAAAAGAGATATAAAGGAATGAAGTTGAAGGCAGAACTTGAAAACTTTCAAATCGCCACAATAGACATCGAGGTCGCTGGTGAAAACGAATTCCCAAAACCAGAAGATGCAAATTATCCAATCAATTTAATTTCTATTCATTACTCAAAAGAAAATCAACTTTATACTTTCGGTACGACTCCTTACACTGGTGATAGTGAACTAGTAAAAAACTATCACTATTGTAAAGATGAAAAGACTATGATGGAAAGATTTATAAAGCATTTCAGAGCTAAGAAGGTTGACATATTGACTGGTTGGAACGTTATGGGTTTCGACGTTCCATATATCATCAATAGAGGAAATAAATTGAAAGTCGAATTGTCATTATCTCCTATCAATCAATATCGGGAGAGAAAAACTGGTGGATATCATATTGATGGTGGTGGTTACACTATTGCCGGTATTTCTATACTTGATGGTTTGGAACTCTACAAGAACTTTGTTTACACTAAGAAGGAGAGATATTCTCTACAGTTCATCGGAGAATTAGAGGTTGGTGAAGGTAAAAAAGATTTGGAAGGAACCGTCAACGATGAATGGAAAAACAATTGGAATAACTTCGTTGAATACAATGTTCAAGACGTTTTATTATGTTTAAAGATTGAAGAAAAGAAAAAGCATATTAGACTTGCTATTGATTTTTGTTATCAAGCTCTAATTCCTTTTGATAGGATTTTCTCTTCTATTTCAGTCGTAACTGGTTACGTTATGAAGTATCTTCACGAAAGAGATATTGTTTTGCCTGACAGAGTTCATGTTGCGAAAGATAAGAAATTCCCCGGAGCATACGTTATGGCAAAACCCGGTTACTATAACTGGGTTGTTTCATTTGACGTTGCCTCTATGTATCCTCACATGCTTATGATGTATAATATTTCACCAGAAACTTTAGTAATGAATCCAGAAAATCCAGAAGATTACTATAGCTGCCCAGTTTCTAAACATAAGATTTGGCAAACAGCAGAAGGAGATTTTGAATGTGGTGGGATTTATTATAGAAAAGATAAAAAAGGTGTTTTAAACGAAATAGTTAGTGATATTTACGAAGAAAGAAAAATTTTTAAAAAGAAAGAGTTTGTTGCTGATGCTATAGAAAAAGGCAGAAGTCTATCAACATATTCTGAAGAACTTATTAATGATGTTAAAACAGAAGGTGAGACATCAGAATATTATCATTCACAACAATTAATCAGAAAAATTCTTATCAATTCAGTTTATGGAGTTCTTGGAAATCCTTACTTTAATTTTTACAATATCAATAACGCAATCGCTGTTACGTTGAGTGGTCAGGATTTGATTAAATATCTTTCAAATACATTGAATTCTTATTTTAAACAAAATTGGCATAAAATCGGACCTTCCATTTTTCCAGAATATAAAGGTGAATGGAAACCTCTTGAAAAAGATGTTGTAATACTTTTGGATACTGATTCGAATTATGTTTGTTTAGAAGAGATTGTCAGTAATATGGGTCTTGATTTCAAAGAGAACAAAGAGTTTTATGATTGGGTTACTATTCTTGAAAAGAAGTTTTTCAATCCATTCTTTGATAAAATTCTTGATATTTACGCAAAGA